TCTACGGCCTGAGTGTAAGGCGTGTGCATCTACATTAACCAAGGTACGTAAGCAGTTAAGAGAAGTACATGGTCAGCCCCCAGTAGGGTATGATTGTCCTATCTGTTTATGTGACGAGGAACAGGCAGAAGGTAAGGGAGGTAACGCATCGGCATGGGTACTAGATCATGACCATGATACGGAAGACTTCAGAGGCTGGCTATGCCATAGTTGCAACAGAGCATTGGGATGTTTCAATGATGATGTTGCTCGTATGCAGAGAGCCATTAAATATATTAAGGGTAAGTTATGATTACTATATTAGATGTAGAGAACACCACCTGTAAGAGGGATGGTAAGCAGCACTTTGATCCCTTTGAGGCAGAGAACGAGTTGGTTATGATAGGTATGCTATCTGAGAGTATGAGTTATTACTCTGATGAAACTGTAGTTACCTTTACTCATTCAGATGAACCACCCACTTGTAATGGCAATATAATAACGCAGAACATATTAGATGCCACCACCCTACTGGTCTGTCACAATGCAGTGCATGACCTTACGTGGATATGGGAATGTGGCTTTGTGTATGACGGAAAGATATATGACACTATGTTAGGTGAGTACATACTTAACAAGGGTGTCAAGTCTCCTCTTAACTTAGGCTTTGTATCTGCACAGTATCAACTGGAAGAGCAGAAGCTTGATACCATGTCTGACTACTGGAAGTCTGGTACATCTACAAAGGACATTCCCTTTGATGAACTGGACGAGTACCTACGCTACGACTTGCGCTCTACTCTTGGTGTCTACAAGAAACAGATGGCAAGGTTTGCCAATGACGAGAACAGTAGTATGCAGTCTGTACTAGATCTTACTATGGATACTTGCTATGAACTGGCACTGATCTATAAGCGAGGCATAAAGGTAGACATGGTAGAGTTGAACAAAGTAAAGACTGAGTTTGAAGAAGAGAGGGCTGAACTATCAGAGGAACTAAATGAGTTCGTAGCTGAGTTGATGGGTGACACACCTGTAAACATTAACTCACCAGAGCAGCTATCAGCACTAGTGTTCTCTCGTAGACCTGTAGATAAGAAGTTGTGGGCCTTGAGTGTTAACGTATTCATGTCTGACTCAGCATTCAAGGATGCTATGAAGTCTCAGTGTGGCCCTGTCTATAAGACTAAGGCTAGCAAGTGTGTCATATGCAATGGCACTGGCATGGTTCAGCATCTTACTAAGAAGGGTACACCTCGTAAGAACAAGAACATCTGTCAGTCATGTGACCGAAAGGGCTATGTACTCACGCAGACTAAGGTGTTGGCAGGACTTAAGTTCACACCACCCAAGGCTACATGGGCTAGTGCTAGTGGCTTCAGTACAGGTAAGGGAATCCTTGAGACACTGGAGGCTACAGCTAGAGGCAAGGGCATGGAGCGTGAGGGTAACTTCTTAAAGAAGCTGCGTAGACTTAACGCTATTGAATCATACCTATCCTCCTTTGTAGGTGGCATAGAGAAGTACACCAAGGCAGATGGTATGCTGCATGTACAATTGACTCAGCACATTACCTCTACTGCTAGGCTGTCAGGTCGTAACCCTAACATGCAGAACATGCCAAGGGGTGGTACATTCCCTGTTAAGCGTGTGTTCATATCACGATGGAAGGGTGGCAAGATAATGGAGGCTGACTTTGGGCAGCTAGAGTTTCGTGTAGCAGCTTACCTGTCTCAGGATAAGACCGCTATCAAGGAAGTCATTGAAGGCTTTGATGTACACCAATACACGGCAGACATTATAACTAATGCAGGTCAGGCAACAGGCAGACAGAATGCTAAGATGCATACGTTTGCCCCATTGTATGGAGCGTCAGGCTATGGTCGTACACCAGCAGAGGCAGAGTATTATACTCACTTCATGCATAAGTATCGTGGCATAGCAGAGTGGCACAAGAAGTTAGCCACTGAAGCATTGTCAGAGAGAAAGATTACAACACCTTCGGGTAGGCAGTTTGCTTTCCCCGATGTGTCAAGAAGGCGTGATGGTACTGTTACAAACTTTACCATGATTAAGAACTATCCTGTTCAGTCATTTGCTACGGCAGATATAGTGCCAGTTGCACTGCTGATGATGGAGAAAACAATGAAGGAGAAAGGTCTTGTATCTTGTATAGTTAATACAGTTCATGATAGTATGGTCATAGATGTACACCCTGACGAGCAGACAGAAATGCTAGCAGTAGTATCTGAAGTAGAGAGTAAGTTAGTAAGCACAGTAAATACGCTGTGGGATATTGATTTCAACCTACCTCTATCACTAGAAGCTAAGATGGGTAACAACTGGTTAGATCAAGTAGATTGCTAATAGCATAAAGGATAATGAATATGAGTGAAGTAGCTTTAAATCAAGTAAGTCAAGAAGAGTTAATGCGCCTAACAGGTATGGCTAACGAGACAGGAGGTGGTGGTTCTAAGAACAAGCTACCCCGTCTACGTATGTGGCATACCCCATTGATGGGTGTCGTTGAGGTAGATGGTAAGAAGAAGAAGATGGAAGTTGTGGAGGCAGGGCAGTATCGTCTGGAACAAGAGGACGGAACATTTGCTTATGCACCAGAGGCTAACGTCCGATTCTTTATGCAGTCATTTATGTACAAGCGGTACATCAGTGACCCTGCTAACAGTCGGTATGTTAAGACTCTTATGTCTGACAACCTTAACGTAGACCTTAAGGACACAGATGGTGGGTTCAACTGTGGTAAGCCAGCAGGTTTCATTGAAGACTGGAACTCAGTACCTGACAAGATGAAGGATCTAATCAAGTCCGTGAAGCGTGTCCGTGTGCTGTTCGGTGAGATTGATATGGTCGGTGCTGTCAATGAGAAGGGTGACCCCATTGATGTTAAGACTTCTCCATTCATCTGGGAGGTAGATAATCGTGAGGCATTCAAGACCTTCGGTGATGCCTTCAAGGAGATTGTTAAACGCAATCGTTCATTCATTCAGTTCAGCATTAACGTGACAGGTCTTGAGCGTGAAATGAACAATGGTCAGTCCTACTTTGTACCCAAGGTAGACGTTGACTACTCTTCAGACTTAGCTATTACAGAGCATGTGTTAGATATGCACCGCAATAGTTCGGAGTGGATCACGCAGTACAATGACTACATCAACTCAGAGTTTACTGCTAAGGCAGTGGAGACTTTGAACAGTGCTGATGAA